TAAATACCAATCTATAAGCAGCATCTAAATCTCTTGGGTCTTTTAAGTTGAATTTGTGTGTTGTTGACGTTCCACCAACAAACGGATACAACGCTCTCATTTTAGACCATACACCAGCTGTTTTTAAGTCAGTTACTAACGTGTTGATTGCACTTTTTTGAGTTGTATCTGTGATACTTGCAGCTGTTATAAATGCCAAAGCATCAGGGTCAAATCCACCAAATATATAAGGATTAAGTATAAACATATTAATATCCAATTAAAGTGATTTTTAAACCTTTTGCAGTTCCATTACCTATCTGGTCTATATCTACTGTAATTTCTGTGTCATCTGTAAGATATGTATCGCTTATAACTGGCTGTGTAGTTGCGGTTACACTTGTTTTTTCATTATTGTCAATTGTTAATTTAGTAGATAAAATTGAAAATCCTCCCTCATTTATGTCAACTGTAAAAATATTACCACTTGCTTGAGCAGTTGTTAATGATGCTCTAACTTCTGTTAAAGTCATTGCATGTGGCATTCTAAAAGTGATTTTGCCAGTTCCAGTAGTTAAAGCAGTTGTTTCATCAGATACAGCTAATTGAACTGTTTTTGGAATATAAGCCCAATTTGCCTTACCATCAGTTGTTACAGATTTTAAGAATTTACCTGCATCTTCTGTGCCATCTCTACCCTGAAAACAATAATTTGAAGCACCTGCATATAGAGCACTAGAATAAACACCAACATTTAATATAGCACCACTTGCTGATGTGTGAACTCCATAACACGCAATTGATATTGGCGTTCCTACAAAAAGGTTACTTTGAGCGTATGATTGTATTCCATATATGTTAGCAGATGCTTGTGATGATTGTGAATGAAAATAACCACCAACATTATCACCAGTTGAACTTTTTGATTCAATTTCCAAACCAACAACTGTTGAACCTCCAGTTACTTGAATATATTCACCTCTATTAAATACAGCTCCAGATTCAGTTTTTTTAATTGTTAACTTTACAGTTTCATCAGCAGGAAAATCACCTATACTTACATTTCCTTTATTACCAATGACAAATGGAGTTGAATCTGGATTTGCGTCATCTTCAACTAAAAATGAATAAGCAGTTGTTGTGTTGTTTACATGAAGTTTTGCTGAAGGAGTAATATTATCTCCAATACCTACATCACCATTGCCTGTAATATGAAACCTTTGTATTGCACCAACAAAAATTTTAGCAAGGTTATATTGAAATTTTGCAACTAATGATTGTGTATTATAACCATACTCAGAGTATAAATTAATACCAGCTGAATTTGCAGTATGCTTTTCTCTCTGAATCATGTTCACTCCAGAAGCTGCGTCACCTAAGTAAATACCAGTTACACCAGATGTATCACCTGAAGTAACTAATGTATTGCTAACTCTCAAAGGTGTAACCCCTGCATGGTCTACCATAGCATTACCTACAATATGTAATTTAGCACCTGGAGAAGTTGTTCCAATACCTACCCTACCATTTGCATTAATCTGCATTATATCAGTTCCATAATTCCTCCAGCTAAATAAAGGTCTTGTTATAACCTCTGCGCTTCCATTTTTTCTAGCGTCAAATACTGTTATTGGAACTGCTCCATTGTCGTCAAGTGTATTACCTGTTATAACAAGTGCGGTTTGAGGGTGACTTCCTGTGCTATAAATATTCGGAGTAAACCTGCCATCAGTCCCAGTATTATTTGAGATTTTCAATCCTGACGATGCGTCATCACTAATTTTAAATTGCGCTAAAACTTCACCGCCAGGTATTGATGTTGCAATTACATCAAGTTTAGCTGAAGGCGTTGCTGTTCCTATACCAACATTAGTTCCATCATCAAATATTTGACTTTCTTCTATTGTGTCTGTATCTGTAAATTTAGCTACATAGTTTGGAGTTCCACCAGTAGTATCTACTACGTTAGGTTTACCAGTAATATTATTCCATGCTACTGAACCTGCTACTACCCATGAATTAACCCATGCTTTAAATGCAGTTAAAGTCCATTTTCTACTTTCAAAAGTTGATAGTCCAGTTTTTTCTGATAAATCCATTAATGACAAATCATCAGGATTTGTGCTTACATTGTTTGGATATTCTGTAATTTTTTTTCCCATTTTTTAATCTGTTACTTTTGTTTCTAACGCGTTTTCTAAAATTTTATCCTCGCCTAATTCAGTCAATTTATCATGAAGTGGGTGATTATTATCTTTTCCTTCTTCAGAGATTTTTGAAGTTATACAAAAATTTGTTCCATTCAATAAATTTGTATTGACAAAACATCTTAATATTATTGTGTCTGAAGTAGCAAACTCCATGTCGCATCTATTTACGTCTGCTATACCAATTAAAGGGTTTTCAGGCTGAGTTCTATCTATCTCTGTTGAAATAATATATCTTGGTGAACTTTCTGAAGGCTCAATTGTTATCATTCCCCATGGAAAACCACCATAAGCTGAAGGAAATACATGAGTAGCTTTAATCATCATGTTCATGTTTTCTTGTAAACTTGTATATTGAGTTGTTTCAGTATCGTTAAACAGTTCAATAGTTGATGTCCCAGTCCAATCATCATAATTTTTAAAAGGCAAGTCAGTATAATTGTAGTCTAACACTCCATTTCGTCTTATCTCTATTTTTACTTTTACTTTCCATGGTAAATCAACATAATTAAACCAATTATTATTGTTTTTATTTTTAGATATAAAATAAGGGTGAGCATTAAATATATCTTCCCAATATCTCCAATCAATAATTATTGGATAATATAATCTAACTGTCATTTCACCAGTAGCCAATGGAGTTTTTTCATATAAAAACGCTTCCTTTTTATTAGATGAATCAGGTAAATTATTTGAAATTGGTAATGTTTGATTAATAAAATACTGTAAATCTATGTTTGTTAAATCAAAATCTACTTTGTTTAATACAAACTCATCACCAGTAGCATCATTACGTGCTATTACTTTACAAATTACAGCTTCATTTGAATCCTTTGAAAACAATTTAAATTCAGAAACATAACTAACATCATCTTCTATATTAAAATCAGAATTTGATGAATTATTAAGTAAGTCAATATTTTTATAATAGCCGTTATTATCATGGTTTATTATACACTCAGTAAGATTATCAAATTCAACACCAACTGGCTCTTGTAATTCTAATTGTCCATCAAAAAATAATCTATTAGTATTACCAACTTTCGCCCATAATAAAAAGTTTCTATCTAAATCACCTCTACCCTCTATAAATTTTCCAAATCCGTTTGGATTAGCATAAAATGTATTTAAAGCAAGTGTTAATGTGTGTGTTCTTGTTCCCCCTGAATCTACTTGAGTATAATTATCAAGTGCAATATTAAATGGATATGTAGTTGATGAAAGCCAATCATTACCTATATCAGCAACACTTATTAAGCCAGTTTTTAAGAATGGCAAATAATATTCTTGTCCGTTATCTTTGTTCTTATTAAAGTCATCATCAATAGTTAGATACATAGCCCCTAATTCAAACGAAGTTATATTATCACTTGTTTGAGTAGTGAATTGAACCGTAAAGTTATTTACTTGATTAAAATATAAGTTTGAAACTAATGAACTTGTTTTAGAAAGAGGATTGTCTTGATTAAACGCTTCATTCCATAAACCAGTATTAGCTTTTTGTTTATATTCAATAGTTGTTGGTGCTAATGAATCACTACTTGTAATTTTAAACGATGTTTTAGAGTAATATTTTAAGCAGTTATCACCAATAAAACTATTAGTATCAAACATTGCAGGAAATACAACATCGTAAATCTGTATTAAAAATCTTTTTCTTGTAGAATTAAATGCTGTATATGGATTAACTACATCAACCAATCTTTTGATATAAGCAGAAGCAGTAAATTGTCCTGACTTTTTACCAATTTGTGTCATTGCTAAAACATCATTTACAGCAATTGAATTAATTCCATCAACTACAAACTTAGAAGTTTCTTGGTCTATGAGAGATTCTAAAGTTTCTGTTGCTGATTCATTGTCAACAAAGTTAAATGCAAAGTTTACTGAATCATAAGTTGAGTTGCTTAATAATACTGCAATATAATCAGTTCCAGTATTCCAGTTGTTTCTATTAGGCAATCCAGTTATAGTCATTTCCAAATCACTAATAGCTGTAATAGTCATATTAGTGTAAGTTTCAGTAGTGCTATTAGTATTGTTTACAATGTTTAAAGTGCAAATTTGTCCATGTCTAAAACCATCGGTTAAAAATGAACCTTGACTTCTTGATAATCTATTTTGTAATTTATCAATTTTTAATTGATTTTCAAGACTTGATACAAATCCAATTTCTAATTCAAATTGATGTGAAGCTATAATATTATCACCTGCATTAGCTTTAAAATCATTTGTTGAATTATTGTAAATGTCATAAAAAACACTATCCCTTAATTTTATCGCCATGCTCTTGTATTATTTGATTTAACTTTTCTACATCGTTACTTTTTATAGCATTCTGAACTTCTCTTAGTAATTCTTGAGTGCTTTCTGAACCCTCAATATTTGACAAATTAAGTATTGCTTTTTCTGTTTCGGAAACTAAACTTTCCAGTAATTCTTCAAATCCATTCATGCTATAAAATTATTAATAAATTTTTTGTATAGTAACATTTTGCTTATAGAAGTTTACATTTTGTTTGTAGTCTATTAAAGCCTTATTTTGCATAGGTAAATACTCTACTGATATTATTTCACTAACCTTACCATTTATTGGTGCGTAATTATTGTCTAATAACTTTAAAAATTCTTCTTCTGTCATAGCAGTAGGAACCTTTCTCCTAATAATCCATGTATATAAGTTAGGGTCATTAATAACATGAAACTTATTCCATAAGTAAGTTGGACTAATTTTTTCATCGTCAAATAATTTACCGCTATTATCAACTAATATCAATTTAGAAACTGAAAAATATTGACTTGTTACCTCCATTATACCTAAAGGTGATTTAGTATTTGCATAGTTAGTTCCAAAAGTTGAATCTATCTTTTTAAACATTTCAAGATATTTCTTTTCAAGCCAATTAACAAGTGTTTTTCTTTTTGCCTTAGCAAATGGTATATTAGCATTCGTAAGTCCTTTTAAAAGGTTTAAATCTGGGTTTATAATTGTTTTTCTCTCAGCTGAATATTCACTTGCTGTATTAGGGTAATTATCAAGTGTAGTCATATCTGAAAAATCAGTCTGATATTGTATTAAGTATCTTTTATAGATTCTTTCTGTATCAATTTCAAACTCATCTACTGCATCATCTTGTAATGGTAACCCTAAATTTAAAGAACCTTGAGATTGTGATAACCAATAATCCCACCTTTCAAATTCAACAACTTTGTTTCTTACTTTGATTTTAGCATTAAACATTGTTTGCATAGCTTTTATCAATGAACCTAATGTAGGCGTTGAATCTGAGATAGTTGGATAGCCTGTATTAAATGCAAAGTTTAAGTCTGATTCTAAATAATCTAATATACCTTTTTTACCTTTGTTTTGAGGTGTAGAAACAATTGCTAAGTTTTTATATTCTTTTTCTAATATAGATGACTTAAAGGTATATCCTAAATGTTCACAACCTGCTTTCATTAAATCAATTACTTTACAGGCTTTATAAAGTCTTGTTTTAGGAAATATTAACTCTTTTAATTCTTGTGCTAATTTTTTAATCTGAATAACCAATATAACTAAGTATGCAATTTGTATAACTAACTGTAAACCTGCTTCAAATGCTTTACCTTGAACAGCAAATGGTGCAAAAGTTATTGTTGATGTAAATTCCTTTGTAGTTTTAGAAACTTCTCTAATCTGGTCTTGTATTGTTCTTGCTGTTGCGTAAATAGTAGTAGTTACAACAATAGCTTTAAATAAAGGCTCTTGCTGAATAATTCTATATTTTGCATCATAAACAGTTATTTTTTTCTTTGAATTAAGAAAGTCAAATGTTAATGATTCTGCATTTTCTATAAAGTTATCATGAGCATATCTTTGTTTTATTTTAACTTCTACTTCGTTAGTTCTAATCTTTAAGGATTCGACTAAATCAATATAGTAAGGTAGTTTTTTAGTTCCAAAAGATATTTCGTATGGTATTCCCTCAGATATTCCTATCGTATTTAAATGATTCATGATAATATCCCTACCTACCATAGGAATAATTACATTGTCAATATTTATAGATTCTTGTTGAACGTCCTTAGAAAAGTCCACCGAGATTCCTATATCCTCAAGGTTTCTCGGTGTTACTTCAGTTCCATTTATAAAATGCTTCATATTTTCTTGTTAAATCTATGAATGTTTCTTGTTGTCGTATTATTTACTTTTGTTGATTCTACAATTTTCATTACTCCACCAACAATCTCTCCCATAGCAATATTAGTTTCAGGTTTGTTCTTTATAATGCTTTTAAGGTCTTGAATTTCGTCAATCAACTTAATACTCGCCCACATGTTATTTGCTGTATTATTTTCGTTATTATAAACCAATTTACCTTTAAGTCTATCCTCTGCAATTCTTGCTATCTCAAAAGTAGTTAAATCACCAGTTTTTTGTGATAAATAAGGGTTTAAAATTTTCTCTGAACCATCAACTCTAATAATATGTCCATCTCTACCTGATAATTGACCTTGCCCTAAAGCATCTTCTACCGTTGTATTTGTTCCTGTATAGAATGTAGGAAGTGAACCAACAAATGCAGTTAGTGCTGAAATATCAGTAATAGTTTTGGTAAATGGATTTTCACCAACTTTTGCATTTTGAATATTTGAATTGTAAGCATTAAAAATTGTCATGGCAAATTGCATACGTTGTATTGTTCTTTGAAATTTAGCCTTTTCTTTTTCTGCATTTAATTGGTCTTCTTGTGCCTTTGCAAGTGATTCATTTGCAGTAATATTACCAGTAGCCGCTTTTTGTTGTAAGAAGTCAATACTTTGATTTAAACGATTCATTCTATCTTCTACTAATGATATGTTACGTTCAAGTGATTTTACATAAGCGTCCATACCCATTTGTATTAGTTCGTTGGTAGAGTTAGCAAGTTGTTTTATCTTGTTTAAATCATGTTCTGCTTTTAGATACTCTGCTTCTTTTATTGCGTTAAATAATTCTTCATTTGCATCATCATTAATATTCTTAATATCCTCGTTATGTTTTTTAGTTAGTTTTTCTTCTTTTAGTCTTGCATTCTTTTTACGTGTTTCATCTCTATCTAATATTTCAGCAGATTTTTTATCAAACCCTTCTTGTACTTTTATTCTGTAATCTGCTAATGCTTTTGTAGAATTTTGTATGTATTCATTATCCTTAACTAATTTTGCAATCTGTTTGTCGCTTTTACCTTCATTTTTATAATTTGCTGTTAAATCTGCCTTATATCTTGCAATATCAGATTCCATTTCTTGCAATCTGCGTTGTTTATCTTCTCTTTCTTCATTTAAATCATCAAGTTCTTTACGAGTTTCTAATTCTGCTTCTAAAAGAAACTTTCCTGATTCCGCTTTATATCTTGATTCTTCTGCTTCCAATTGTGCATCTACCTTTGCTTTTATAGATGCTCTAATAGCATTTTCATCAACTATACCATAATTAGATGCTGTGTCCATAACATCTGTAAGTGTTTTTTCAGTTCCTTTCTCTATTCTACTTGCTTTGTAATCTAATTCAGTTTGTTTTAATTCTTCTAATAAAGTAATTTGTTCATCTAATAAAAAGTTTAACTCCTTATATTGGGTATTCATGTCAGCAACCTCTTTGGTATGCTCCATATAAGGTGTTGTTGCTTTTTTAACTGCTTTTCCGTTTTTACCTATATTATCAGTAACTTTTTTAGTTTCTTGATTTAGGTTTTTTTCTTCATCATATAATGCTTCTATATTTGCTTTTAATTGATTGATTATTCCGTATGCCTGTGTTTCAGGTTTCAAATTAGGAGAGATATCCATATTATATTTAGAACCAATAGATTGTGTTTGTCTAAAAAACGACTCTCTTAAATCTTCAGGTGTAAATGTTGGAAAATCTTTTGATTCTCCAGCCAACATTTCTTTTTGAGATTTCAATAATAGTTTATATTCCATCTCGTATTCTTCTCTACGACCTTTTATGATTTTAGCATTTCCACTTAAAAAGTCTGCTAAATTTTTCTGTGCTTGTTTTTGACCTGCTTCAAACTCTTTAGGAGTTAACTTTTGTTTTCTTAACTCTGCTACTTCATCGTAATACTTTTTATATCCTTTTTTAACTATTTTAAGAGTGTTTTCAGCACCTTTTTGTGTTTGGTAATTTAATTTATTCATAGCATCTTCTGCAACCTCTGCTCCTGATGCTATTCGATACAATTGATAAACAACTTCCGCCAAAATACCAACACCAATACCTGCTATAGCATTTTTAAGCATAGATGATGCTTTTGCTGATTTCTCTGCTTCATCACTAACATTCTTTAACTTACTTGATATACCAAGTAAATTCATTGCTAATTGCTTAAATCCACCATTAAGAATTAATTGAGTAGTATTTACAGCAACCATTGCTAATTTATACTCTGTCCAATATCTTATTGCTTTACCAACTAAACTGATTATACCATCTATATTTTTTGCTATTTTAACTATAAACCAAGAAAACGTTCTATTTACATTAAACGAACTTTGTAATTCATCAATGTATAATGTCATATTAGTTCTTAATAAGTTAAATGCACCACCAATAGTCTGTAGTCTTTTTTCTGCATTTTTACCTACTTCTTCTTCTAATATTTGAGCAAACCTTGGCATTACTTCATCAGCCAATAATTCCCCATTCTTCATCATTTTAAACAACTCGGCAGTACCAACGCCTACTGCTTTTGCCATTATTCTTGTTGCTGATGGTAGTCTATCACCTAACTGTTGAGTTAATTCTTCCGCTTGTATTTTACCCTTAGCAAACATTTGCTGAACAGCACGTAAAGTTCCTTCAGTATCTTCATTTGACAATGCTAATGATGCAGTTGACTTAATCAAACTCTCATATATCATTTGTCTTTCTCCTAATGCTAAATTGCTATCTTTAGTAGATGCTATAAAGTTTTTATAGGTATCTATTGTAGAAAGTAAATCTTGTCCGTATTGTTTAGAAATATTAACCACAAAAGCCATATTTCTTGTAAACTCATTTGTGCCATCACTTACGTTTTGTAATGATAATTTAAGACTATCAAGTTTAACTTGTGTTGCACCTAATTGTTTTACAAAGTTTATTGCTTCAAATACACCAAAAGCATACCCTATGTTTTGCATTACCTTTTTAAGACCGCCTAATGCTTTACCATAGTTACCTACACTCCTGAAATTATCCCCTACTGTATTGTCTAACTTCTTTAGTGCTTTATCTCCTTCTTGTGCTGATTTTGTAGTTTGTTTATATTGGTTTTCTAAATTTGCATATTCTTTGGTATTTCTTTTCCCTGCTTTTTCTAATTCAAGCATTTCAGCACCTAACCGCTTACTTTCGTTTTTAAGTTCACGAGTGTTTTTCTCTAAACGCTTATAAGCATTTGCTAAATTATCTGCTTCTTTTGCTTCTTTTTCAAGTTTTTTGGCTTGTTGTTGTTCTTTTTTATTAAAATTATCAATAGCCTTTTCTCTTGCTTGTTGCAATTTTATTTCTGCTACTCTATTTTTTTCTGCTCTATTAGAAAGTTCGTCTTGTAGTTTTAATTTTTTGGCTTGTAATTCGGCAATTGATTTTTCAAGTTGAATTTGTTCAGCAAGTGCTTTATTTGCTTCTTTTGAACCATTAAGAATTTTGTTGATATTTTCTAAATTATCAATTTTAGCACCTTGTAATGATTCTTTAAGTTTAGAACCTAATTGAGTTAAATTACCTTCAAGTTTTTTAACTTCTGATTCTGCTTTATTAATTTCTTCAATTAATACTTTGAATAATTCCTTTTCAAATAAATCTTCGCTTGATATTTTTTTAGCCATTTTTCGCTTGTTTTGAACTTTCGTTTAATATTGTATAATACTCACTTACAGACACTTGCTTCCAGTCTAACCTATAACCAATCCATTTTGAAAGATATATTAAAGTTTGCTGTAAAGTAATACTATTCTTTAAATCCCCTTTTTGCATTTCTAATTTAGCATTTTCCACCTCAATTTGAGTTAATTTGAACTGGTCTTTTGTTACTAAGTAATCACATTGTAACAAAGCTATTTTCTTAATCAGTTCTATTTGCCTTTTATATGTTTTGTCTATACCAAATTCATTCATGTAAGATTCATACACTTTTTCAAATGCTTTTTCACATTCAGGTAAATCTGATTGCTTAGTATCAACTCTAACGTAATAAAAATCTCCATTAAGACATTTGTGCCAATTAAACAATGGCATGTCCTCTATGCTTGTGTAATATACTCCCTGCATTTATTTATCATTTTAATTCTTAATTCTTGTATAAATTCTTCTTTGCTATCTTCTGTCAATCCAACTATTCCATCACCATACAAATCAAATAAATGAACTGTAAATGATGTTATTTCATCTCCAACTCTTCTTTTGCCTGTTTTTTCATCATCAGCATCTACTACAAAACCATCGTCCAGCACCTGAACAAACATACTATTAAAAAATTCTCCAGTATCTAATAATGTATAAGGAGTCCCTGCTTTTTTATTGGGATTTATTTGTTCTGTTAACTCTGAATATTTTCCAATTATAGTTCCATCATCTCTAATTCCTTTCATTATTAATTGGTCGTATTGTATCAATTTTAAGACAAATTCTTTTAGTTCTGAATCAAAACTATCAACCCATAATCTAAGAGTTTCTAATCTCTTTAAATTAGCAAAAGATTCTCCTAATACCGTTTTACCAAATAAACTCATAAAAACAAAGGTATAAAAAAAGGGAGATATTTCTATCTCCCCTAATATCATAACTATTACAATTGATTAGTTCAAAGTAGTAGTTAATGTTCCTACATAACCAGTTTTAGCAACTGTTACAATAACTGAAGCACCTGCTGTTTGAGATGCAAAGTTTAATGTGTAGTTGTTGTCTACTGCTGTAACTGAAGTCAATGTAATTGAAGCTAAAGTAGAAGCAAGTTTCAATGTGAAATCTGCTTGAACTAAACCTTTAACAGCAATACCGTTAGCACCAGTTCCATAGTCAAGATTTGCTTTCAAAACTAAAGTAGTTTGAGTAGCAGAAGTTTTAGACAAGTTAACATCTAACAATCCTTCAGCATTATTGAAGTCATAGTTAGTAGCATCAGCAGGTGTGATAATCCATAAAGTTCCTTCATCAAACAATCTTTCAAAGTCAAATGCAACCATGATTTTTTGAACAGTAGAATCAGTAGCATACATTAAACGAGCATCAAATGACTGATTGTCAACTGGAATTGGATATAAATCAGTTCCGTTTTTAGAACCAATTAAGTTTCCGTTAACGTCAACTACATAAACCCCGAACTCAACACATCTGTTATCTTGAATTTTACCTAATAAAGTAGGTGTTGCCGACCAAAGTTCACCTGCAAATGAACGTTTACCTTGTTTAATGAAAACTTTTTTACCTGAAGGTGCTTCCTCAAAAGAAGATTCAGCTTTCTCCATAGTAACGTTTTCAAATGTTCCAAGAGGAAACCATCTTTTGCTTGAATCAGCTTGATTTAACAATGCTAATACAGAAGTTTCCGTTAAAGGAGTAGCTAAGTCAATTTTGTTTTTTGCACCAGTAGAATTAAAAATTGGAACAAGAATTAATTTTGATGTAACACTTTGAATAGTGATACAGTTTGGTAAACCAGTATTTGATAAACCTAAATCACATTTACAACCTAATGACATATTTTTAAATTTTAAAGATTAAGAAAATAAGAGGGGATTGGTTACCCCTCAATTAATTATGGTTTTAACAATGCAGTTTTTGCAGTTGAGAAAGTTCCTTTAACAAATGCGTTATAGTGATTAGACTTAACGTAATGAACCGCTCTTGCTTCACACAAAATTGTCATTAAGTTTTTAGTAAAGTCATCATTTACATAACCAACTTGAATGTTCAAATCTTCTCTGATACGTAAGTTAGATTTAGTGAAATCACCAACCAAGAAAGTTCCTGCTGTAATACCTGTATTTTCTACAACTGGAATAGATTTAACTCTAACAACTCCGTCAGCAGTATAGTGCATAGCATAAGTGTATTCTCCAGTAGTAGTTTTGTTTAATTCCATTTTTGCTACATCTTCAGGGTGTAAGATAATGTAGTTAGGGTTAAACAAGTTACCTTGAATTTGAGAAATAGCAACTCTTAAAGCATCGTACTCGTTAGGAGATGGGATAGATAAAGCAAAACCACCAGCTGAAAAAGCAACAGCGTTTTGTAAGATACCAGTCAAGTTGTTTCCTGTTCCATCACCTGATAATACCTGAGAATCTAATTTCAATTCAACCAACTCCATTAATTCGTTGTTGATTTCGTTTCTCATAAATGGTAAATCAGCAATCATTTCTTTAGATACTTTAATCCAAGCAGTGATTTTCTTAACCTCAACTGAAGTTTCTACTAAGTTGAAGTCTGCTTGTGATTTTAATGCACCTTCAGCAGTCATATCTGCACCACCTTCTTGTCCGTTAGACTGTAAGTAAGTGATATACTTTGAAGTTGTCCCTGCTGTGTTAACTAACTGACGTAAGAAAGGCATTCTACGAGCAATACGAGCAACACCTGCTTCTAATTGAGATAATGCAACAGTTCCACCTGAATAGTTGTTAGTGATAGTCATAGTTCCTACCGCTTTAACATCAAGATTCATTAAACCACCATTTTCTTTTACTTCTGTAATTTTGTCAATTGAAGTTTCAAAAGCATCAGCAATAGCTTCACCCATTGACTTGAATACATTTTTCTTTTCAGTCTTAGCTTCTTTAAGACCTTCAATCATTCCTTCTAATTTAGCAATAGCAGATTTTACTTCAGTGTTATCTGATTTAGACTCTAATGAAGTTAATTGAGATTTTAACGCTTCTAATTCATCTTTAGAAACTGAGTTTGCTGTTTTTTCAGCAACTAATGAGTTGATTTTATCAACTACTTGTTCTGGTGTCATTTCCACTTTAAATAATTTTTAATAATTAAACAATAAATCTTTCGACCTATGTTGGGTTTAATTATAAAGTGATTATTTAATCGGCTCTATGACTGAACTAACATTTACATGGCTCTTTGAACTTATCAAGTGTTACAGTCAAAACAACCCCTGCTAAATCAGCATCAAGTATGTTTTGAATTATACCACTGTCAGTTTCAACACCAAATCTACTATAAGTTTTTAAACTGTAATCTTTTAACTTTTTATAAATAGCTTTATTGTTAAAACTTTTAATAAATTCATATACCAAATTTTTCATTGGTATTACAGCATTTTCTATATGTTCTTCGTTTTTCTGAAATTTTGGATTGGTTTCATCAAGAAATGCAATACTCATTGTGATTGTTCTTTCAAGTGATGCTTCATCACCATATACTTTTTCTGTATAGTTAGGATATAACCAAATTAACGGTGTTTTTTTAGTCAAATCCCTATCTGCTTTATTCCATTCGTTATTAGTTGATGTTTTAGTTCCGCTTATTTTAAATGGGTTTAATAACATTACACTTTTAATGTCATGAGTTCCACCCACTACAATTTCTTCGTTATTAATTACTGATGCTATTTTAAGTTCCAAAACACTATCGTCCATAAGTTCAAGTGATATTTTTTTCCCTTTTCTCGCCCATTTTGTATTGCAAGTTTTGATAGTAGTATTTCCAGACAAACTTTCAATGCTGTAAATCTTTATACTACTATCTATATCTAATACAATAGCATCAAATAATTCTGTAACTTCTTTCATATCCAATAAGCATAAAATTTTTGAACACCTCTAAAACCTGCATAAGTTGACATATTTAGCAAGATATATTCTTGTATTGCGTTATATGTTTTTACTGATTCGTTATACTTTAAATAAATAGGAGTATGTGCTGTAATTACTTTCGAGTTTTGTTCTTGCGGTTTAACTACTCCTACATTTGTTGTTTGTGTTGCTAAATCTCTTAGATATTGAAAATAAATAAACCCAACAAGCATATCTTTTATTCCTCTTGACATCATCAAAGAAAAACCAATTTGCTCATTAAATGGCTCAAATACTTTAGTGAATTTTACGTCTTGAGGAACATTATTGTTATCTAAATCAGCTATAAATTCATTATATAATTCTACCCCAAATAATTCTACTAAATAAATATCTTCATATCTATCTATGTATTCGTCTATCTTAGTGTTAGAATATAAACCAGTAGATAATTCAAACTTATCTATAAAATCGGCATTACTAACAAACTTTGCCATATCCTAAACGACTAAAAATTTCTGCTTGTTCACCAGTTATCTCATATTTTCCTTTTGGTAAATAAGAACAAGAACCATTTGATTCGAAATCATACATTTTCTTAGCATCTAACGATACTTTTTCTTGTTTGTCTTGTAATTCTACCTTTTCTTGTTTTAACTTCGCCATAACGTCTTATTTTAAATTATTAAATACTTCGTTCCAATCAAACGATTTTAATTCAGTAATTAGATTTTGTTTTACATCAGTTGCTTCTACACTCATATTAGCCATTTCACTAAGTTGTGATGATAAGAACTTATGTCGCATTTCAAGTGAATATAAAGATTCATCAGTTCTACTTCCATTACCCAATGCTTTAACGATTGTTTCCATTTCAGAAGTAATGTTAGTTATAAGTTCAGCTTTATTCTCTGATTTACCAACTTCTAATACTGGAGTCATTTCATTAGCACCAAATGTAACCGCTGAACCTTCCCATAATGCAACCTCATTAACTTGATAATATCCTTTAGATTCCATTGTAGCATCGTCAATCCACTTTAATTTATCTTTTATGTATCTAAATCCAATAGAATGTTCTTTGATAATACCATCTTGATAATCGCATAAAGCATCGTTACCAAGTGTGGAATTTCCTAATTCACCAACAGCATACAATCCATTGTCATCTTCTTTTAGTTCGATAAATTTTCCAATCTGCCACTTCCAATCATGATGTCTTAAAAATGCTATTTTACGATTAGAACTTGATTCAACACCACGTTCCTGTAAAGATTTTGCAAAAGCACCTTTTACAATCATATCATTATCTGAATCTATGTTGTTAAAGTGTGCTAAATACATCGCAACCTTACGTGAAGTAGTATCAACATCTTTAATTTCTAATCCTTGAGATTTAATTTTATATGCTGAATTAAATTTATTATTCATATTTGTATAAATTTGTTATCTAATACTTGCACAAATATAAAAAAATTTTATTATGAGTAACCTTTCTTTTTGGAATGCTTTTTTTGGAACTGAAATAAAAAAGCCTATTAGGCATATTTCTGACCTATTCGATACTACTTCTGCCTATCAACATGACTTTTACGGTAAAAAAACTGCTGTATGGCTCGATACCTCCAAGCCATTTAAAGCGTATATAGAAATACCAGAATTAAGAACTATTGTAGATAAAAAGGCTCAAATGATGTCTAACGGTAGACCAAGACTAATTAAAGAAAGTGATGGAACTGAAGTTGATTCTCATTGGGTGCTTGACCTTATCAAAAATCCAAATCCAATGCAGTCATGGCAAGACGTAATATACTCTATATCAGTTAATGATAGTTTATATTCTACTGCTTTATGTTATGCACCAAAAAGAAGTTTTGGTATAGTTAATTTATTTGTTCCACTTGCTACTCATAAAGTTCAAATAAACACATCAGGTCGTTCATTGAAACAAATGGATAAAGGAGGTTTAATCAAAGATTATGTCTATAATTTCAACGAGGACAACAAAGAAAAATTAACAAATGAAGAAGTTATTATCATTCAAACTACTGATGGTGTCAATATCTTAAACTCTGTATCAAGAATTGAATCGTTAAAATACCCATTATCTAATATAAAGGCTCAATACAACAAACGTAATGTGCTTTTAGAAAATATTGGTGCTATTGGTATATTATCCACAACAAACTCTGATTTAGGAGGTGCTTTACCAATGTCGCCTGAAGAAAAACAACAAATTCAACGTGATTGGTATAATCGTTCTAAAGATGAGCTTATAATTTCTGAATCTGATGTTAAATGGACTCCAATGTCATTTCCAACTAAGGATTTAATGTTGTTTGATGAACTTAAAGCTGATAAACTTGCGATTATAGATGCTTTTGGACTTAACTACTATATTTTCTCAAATGAAAGTGGCTCAACTTATTCTAACGTGAATTATGGAGAAAGATTATGTTATACTTCTACAATTATACCTGAAGCAAAAAGAATATATGACAATATCAGTGAACAATTAGGTTTAGATAAAGAGGGTTTAAGACTTGTGGCAGATTATGAGCATTTACCAGTATTACAGAACGATATACTTCAAGAATCTCAAGCATTCGATTATAGAGCAAGTGCTTTAATCAAAATAGAACAAGAACTCGGAATAACTTTGTCTGATGAAGAAAAGAAAATATTTATTGGATTGAAAAAAGGAGTTCAGAAATAAAAAAACCCTCAAATCTTAAACAGACAAGAGGGATTTTCTAAAATAAAGCAAATGAAATAGTATATAACTTTACAAAAGTAACATTTATTTTTATAATTCCAATTTTTTAAATAAAGATTTTAAAAACATTGATAAACCTGCTAAACAGTCTGGTGCGTCATCATTTTTATTTTTTCCTTCTTTACTGAAACTCAATACGTTACTCATAAATTGGTGATATTCATTAGAATCATGCTTAACAAAAACAAAAGAGTTTATAATAGTAGATGATTGCATAATTATCCTTGTTAGTTTGTTTTGGGAGTTGTGAACCTTTAAAATCCTACATCGTCTTGCCTTGTCTTGTAATAGTCTACCAAAAACAGCACCCATACTATTAGATTCTACTCTACAATATACTACATTTAATCTGTTTATTCGTTCAGCACATATTGGAATAGTTACATCGGTATTTCCCTTGTTAAATACATAGTCTGATATATAAACAACCTTATCAATGATTGTTGCTACTGCCATTGCTGTAAAGTCATTACCTGCATCTGAAACGTCTATATAAGCTACTGAACCACTTGCCTTGCCTTTTATTGCATCAAAATCAGATTTATCAATGAATCGTAAATTAGAAAATAATCTACCTTTCATATCTACTGGTTCTTGCATATATTCAGCTGACCATATTTCAGGGTTAATTCTTTTACGAATTGCCATGTATTGCTGAGTAGACATTACATCTTCACAAAATGACTTTTCGTTTTCATCTAATGCAGGAACTATAATAGATAAGTCATACTCATTATTTTGAACATTTTTACCTATAACATCAGAAGTTGACCACCTTGTTCCAATATCAATCTTTTTACAATTACGTTCAAGACGAGAATCGTGTGTTCCCTCTTTCCATTGTAAAATCCTTTCATTAGTAACGTCTGAGAGGGCATCTTCTATACCACGATACAAGTCATCGGTAATAGCCAACATAGTAGCACCAAATCCAATAATCGTTCCTCCTACACCCGCACCAAAATAACCTACCTGTCTTGATTGGTTAGTATTCCAACCTTGCAAATTAGCCTTATCTGATGAAAGTTCTACATGAGGAAATACCATAGCAAACTTTTCTGACTTTACTATTTGTCTAACATCGTATGAGAATTTTTGAAATAGAGTGGCGGTGCAAGTATTACGCATTACTGATTCAGTTGGATTTTTACCTAACGCCCAAGCACAAAAAAGTGAGGTGATATAAGATTTACCACCCCTCGGAGGGAGAGATACTGATAATGATTTAATCTCTCCACTTTCAATTTTCATAAAAGCATTTGCTACCTTATGTAGAAACGGTCTTTTAAGAAAAAACTCTTTGTCGTAAAACTTACAGAACTCCCAAAAATCATTCCTCGATAATGTCGCTCTCACTTGAGTTTCCAAAGCCTTCCTCACCTCCATAGGTAAGTCGCTCTTGTTCATTTCGTTCAAGTTCATTTGATTCAATGTAGTCATCGTTTAAAAATCCTTTAAGTTCTTCAGTTGAAAATTCGCTCAAGTCAATAGTTTGTATTTTAGTTTCTATTTCTTGTGCATGTGGTTTATAAGCATTATCCATTAAAGCCTTGTAAGCATTTACATCACCTTTTAATGCTTTAGCAAGAATAGCCAATGTAATTCTATATTCTTGACTTAGTTTTTCTTGCATTCCAGTCAATGGGTTTCTACCCCAGTTAGCTAATTGTAAAATTTCTCTTACAACTGTGCTTCTGTTTCTTGAACCCCTCGGTCTACCTGCTTTTTTAATGTTAGTAACTTCCTCTGCTTCAAGATATTCAGCTTCAGTCATTCCTTTTTCCTTAGCTTCTATTCTACGCTTTCTTTCATCAAGAGGTAATAATAGTAATAAATCTTCCTCTGTTAATTCTGGTTTAGGCGGAACATTTTTATCTTTATGAGTTCTTATGGTTTTGTATTTACCACGAACAGAACCCTCTTTTACTCCTCGTCTTGCCATAATTCTAATATTAGTTCAATTATTTTTTCTACTTCAATAACATTTGTTTCATACTTACCTCTACCAGATTTAGTTTTTACACCCAAATTGAAAAAGTTTCGTATAAAATCATCTTGTTTTTCGTTTTTACAAGTTACTATAAAATGTGATGAAAATTCTTTTGATTCACTACCTCCTAAATCTACTTCTGTGTTTAGGTTTATATCGAAATTAAAGTCCATTTCATCAATATTTATGTCCTTGCTGTTTATTTTTGCCATAATTTATAAGCTAAAATACTACAAAACACCACTAAAATACCTGCAAATACCATGTATTCAAACCTTTTTGATTGTTTTCGTTGCATATACACTTTTTGATTATGCTCTTTAACTTTCTTATTGTATTGTTTGATATATTTTGGGTTTTCAGACAATTTCTTTAATTTACGCTTTTCTCTACGAATTTTGCTCATTATCTAATTGTATTTTAAGTTCTGAAGCTTTATTATCATACCATTTTGCCTTTTCCATATCTCTTTCAATAGGCTGTTCTGGTTTTTTACCTGCTCTCATTCGGTATTTAAAAGCAGTCATTTCACAATGAGCAATAGCTTTTTCTTTACCCCAAATTAAAACCATCATATCGAAAGTTTCCATTGTGCCAAGTTTATAATGAGATGGATTTATAAAGTCATATTCAGTTTTGGAATTAAGAGATTCTTTAACTTTATCGCAAAATTTATCATTACCTTTTTTTCTTGCTAAAACTTTACAATGTTCATCAAACATTTCTGCTGACATATAAATCCAAGTATAGTCAAGTTTTATATAGATTCCTTTAACTTCGTTATCAATCTTTATAATTTTATCTATAACATGAGATTCACCTGCCTGAACTATCTCTCTGTAAGGTTTAATGAAAGTTACTAAGTCGTTTTGTTTAATATCTAAGCTCATAAATCTTCTTTTTTTAGGAATGTTCCATTTTTTGTTACTCCAGTTCTATTTTTAATTTCATTATAGGCAAATTCTTCACATTCGTCTATATCAAACCCTAATTGGTTAGCAAGAATAGTAATAACCACTCTAATATCACCTAAAGCATCTTTTTGACCATTTTTATTGCCTTTTAAGATAGCTTGTGCTAATTCACCTACTTCCTCAGTCAATTTTGCTAATTGTGTGATAGCATTTTCAGGTTTAAGCAACTTTTTAGGCTCAGCCCATGCAAGAATATTCTCTTTACGTTTCAAATGTGATTTGTAATATTCTTTTTTGGTGATGAATCTTTCAAGAAACAAATCTTGTCTTATTTCAGAACTACCTTCACCATCTGAAATTTTAACCCATTTTTGACCTTGCCAAGTGTTAAGTTCTAAAACTATCACCTCTATTTGTGGTAATTCTTTTGCCACATACGTTTTTCCAAATTTTACTTCCATTTTATTTATTTTTATCTAATGTTTTTTTATATAGGCAACTCCAAAACTTACGATATTCCTTCCAATATTTATCAGGGTTATTATAATGTTTCTGATAGGGGTATTCAGGATTATCCAATGAATCAAACATCATCTCGATAGCCAATGACATAGATTTTTTACTATAACTTCTTCTTGCTATTACTTTGAAAAAGAATTTCTCATACCATTTTATGTAAATAGTTTGAGTCTTATTTACTCCTACCTGATTAGCCATTAATTCCCATCATTAGTTAAGTGATACAATTCCCTTCTGTATTTATGGTAAGGATTTATTACTCCTTTGCGATTTTCTCTGAATTTAAATCTGATATAGTCCAACTCCCTGAAACTATATTTACCTATTAGATGAAAAGCCATACTATAAATCCTATTATTCCAAAAACACCTACTCTTATACTTGATTGTAATATCATGTCGTTATTTCTAAACCAAGAAACTAAACTCTCTACCTTTAACCAAACTAAAGGAACACACATCAATCTATCTATAATGTAAATAGGTAAAAAACACCCAAACATTACAATAAACCCTAAAACCATCTTTAGGATATTTAAAACTTTTACTTTCATAATTTTTCTAATTCTAATTTAACATTCTCCCATAAATCCAAATTTAAATGGTGTCTATGATTCTTTTCTACTTCTATGATTATCTCAACAATACATTTTGCGGTCTTAACACTACTTAGATTTTCAAGTTTACTCCTATCTATTGTTGCTCTAATTATATCTGCAATTGCATCTTCCTTACTCATATTGCACTTATTGATTCTATTTGAACTATGTTTGTTGTGTTTATTACTATTTCCTTTTGAAACTCCAGTTCTATTTCACCCCTATAAGATTTTACTTTTACGAATTGACCTTTGTTATTAAGAATATCAATCATCAAATCTTCAAACGCACAATGCGGAATCTTTGGATTTATAGGAAATGTAGTAATGATTCGACTATTATCAGCCATATACAAACAAACTACTAACTCACTATATTTTCTCATACTTAGAATGGTAAATCATCATCAGACTGAGTTTCATCAATGATACTCTGTGCTTTTTTAGGTTTAGCAACTGGAACATTACCCTTAGAACTATCTACAACTCCAGTTATTCTCCAACCTTCAATAGTATTGAAATACTTTTCTTCTCCTTTAGGATTAGTCCAAGCCTTTCCTCGTAAGTTAATTCCAATAACAACTTCTTGACCAACCGCAAATTCATCAACCAAATCAACATTGTCTTGACTAAACTGAATCAACAAGTCCTGAGAGTATTTACCATCAGAAACACTAACCACAACCTCTCTTTTTTTGAACTTCTCCGAAAGAACCACTGTCTTATTAATGACCTTCAAAAATCCTTTTACTTCCATAATTTCAATTATTTATATGTTATATGTGCAAATATAATCAAATTTAATAAATACCAATATTTTACTTAATTTAAAACATTAAGCAATTTAAAGCCATTTAAGACATTGTAATATCTTGAGATATACTAAGTGTTAACTTTTATATTAAAGTTTCTTAGAATTAATATTTAGTATGTAAAACACGTATTGAGAATGCTTTTAATTTACATCTGTTTTGAAATAGAAATTTTTTAAGGGGGTTTTTTAAATGACATTTGAGTTTTTTGGAGAGTTTTAAATTACATTGGATTTTTTGGAAAATTTTTTAGAGGGGTGTAAATAGATAATTACGATTTTTCCATGAGCTGGGGGTAGGGTCTGTCATTTTTTTTCCTTTTCAGGTTGTTTTTTCGGTTAAATTTTGCGTTTTGAGTGTCAAAACTGGATAAAAAGCTAAAAAATTAAGTGTTTGATTATCAGTTACTGAGTCTCATTGTTACACGGGGTGGAGACAACTTTTTTTATGTTTTAAGAATGGGACAAAAAAAAGTCCTAACAAATTAATGCAGGACTTGGTAATACGTTTTGATTTGATTTGTTTACAAGTTTCTTTTGATTTATCTCATATCTTTAGGTTTAAAAGGTTACTAACTATCTATTTAAAACTTTATACCAATCATTGATAAAATTACTCCTATCACAACAACAACTAAAGCTAAATTTATCAACTCTTCAATTAACTTAATCATATCTTTATTTTTATTATTCTATTACTTAATTACTGTTTATTTACTTATAATTTATTTTGTTTTTTATTCATCTTAATATATAACCTTGTTACTCTGTTATATTATATGTTTTTTAAATTGTTTTAATTGTGAAATCATGTATGTTTATGTATTCTCTTATTATTATTTCATTTGATTGGTTACATACATGGACGGCTTTTTCTTTGGCGTGTTCCATGTTATAGGCTGAAATTAAGTATATTTCTCTTCCGTTTAATATTATGAATGTCTTCATGTTGTTTTTAGTTTTTAGTTAATTAATAAGAATCTTCCCATGCTTGCAATAATGTTTCAGGGTGTTGCCAATTGCATGATAAGAACAATGCTTCTGCGAATTCTTCTACTGTATATAAATTATTATCCATTTCTTGTTTGATGTGTTCGTTGGTATTATAACTTTCTTGTGCTAAATCTAAAAAATCAAAATAGTTATATGTTGTATTATCTTTTAATTTGTCGCTTTCTCCTGAATCTTCTGGAATGTAACATATATTTTTTGTTTTATTATTAAACTCTTTAAAGTTTTTGTAGATATAACCTTCTTTTTTGTAGTAATCTTTAATTACTTTTCCCTTTACTATCTTTCCTATTGTTTCCATGTTGTTAGTTTTATGTTTAGTTTAATATGTTTATGTTGTATACTTCTTTTACTATTTCTTTTAGTTCGATTAAACTTGTTGCACTTGCATGATTATATTGATTGTCTGAATACATAAATAGTTTTGTCATATCTTCAAACCATAAGGTAAATAAAGGGAGTTTTAATGAACCGCTTTTAATTATACTTTTTTCAATATTTTTTATTTGTTTAATTGTTTTCATATTGTTTTTAGCTTTATTCAATTATTAAATTATTTTCTTTACAGATTCTTTCGATATACATATTTAAATTTTCAGGTTGATAGTTTTCTACTATCTTTTTGTTATCTCTTGGCATATCTAAAAGTTTTATTAATATGCCTTTAGTTGGTTTAAATTGTTCAAATTGTATCTTATCTTTTTCAATATATGTATGTATTACATGATTAATAGATAATAATAACGCTTTATGTTCCTTTGAATATCTTGTAACGATTTTTAAAAATTCGTTATTTTCTTGGCTTTTTAATTTTATATAAGTTTTCATATTTTTAAGTTTTAAAGGTTTTTATTTATTTTCTCTCCATTCTTTTGCGCTTCTTGTACTTGTATATACATTCATGCCAATTAAATGATATTCTTTTATTAATCTTCTTAATTCTGTTTTAAATTCATTATAATTTTTAAAATTATAAATATCAATTTCATCAATTGTTTCTATTCCGTATTGAGTTTTTAAATTCAAATATCTTTTCATTGTTTTAAATTTTAAAAGTTTTTAATTAATATTTGCCCTATTTCGTGAACGTTTTTAATATTTATTTTGTGACAGCCTATTTTTAAAGTCCCGTTTATTGAAATTACCGTGTAATTGGAGATTTTAACGCCTTTTATGTCTTTTCCTTCATTAATCATTAAATAAAGCTTTTTAGCCTCTTGAATGTCTATTTTTATTCCTTGTGTAGTTTCAATCATTGTTTTGTCTTTTGATATTCTCAAGTAGTCCGTATCTGTTTTTAACGTAATATAGTTTAATTCGTAATTGAAAAACTTTTCCAGACTTTCATTAAATTCTTTTAGTTTCTTCTCTTTTAGTTTTCTTTCTCTTTCTTTGCCTTGTTCAATGAATTTATCTTTGTCCTTTGCTATTTCATTATAAATTGTTTCTATTTCTTTAAATTGTTCGTTTTTCTTTAATTCAATTAACGTTAAAAAACTGTCTTGTGTGTAGTTGTTTTGTTTTACTACTTTATTAAATTCATTTGCAAAATTGATAAGGCTTTCAAATTTTGATATAATTAAATTGGCGTATCTTTCCTTAAAACGTGCTGTAATTATTTTTTTTGATGCACTTATAATTGAATTATAAACGTTATTTAAACATATATCTGAATAAAAATATTGGTTGTATTGTCTTGTTGCGTTTGTTATTAAATTAATATGTTTTGCGGTGCTATTTGAGTAACCTGTATTATTGATTATAATAGTGTTATTCTCTATTATTTCCGCAAGTTTATAATGATAACCATACGAATATATTTTATTATCGTAAAAAAATATATTATTGTTTGAAGTTTTACCTTCATTTTGGCTTTGTTGTGCGTAAACGTGGCAAATTTCGGAATTGTTAAATACTTTTTTCATGGCTTTTATTTTTATTTATTAATTACTTGCTTTTCTTATTTCTATTATTCTTTTAAATCTTATTATTTTAGTAAAATCTTTATTTTCTTTTTTTTCTTCTTCTTTAATTAACTGGAAGAAGTTTTTGATTAATTGATTTTTTGATTTCATATTGCTTTTGTTTTTTTTAGTTTTTATTAGTTTATGTTATTTAAAAATGATATTATTTTCAAAAGTTGTATATACATTTCCGTTTTTAACTTTGTATTGGAAATCTCTGTTGGATACATCATCTGTATTATATCCTACTATTTCAACATTTTTCTCAAAAAAACTACCTGCAAAAAAACTTACTTTCGTGTTGTTTTTAATTGCGTTTTCGATTATTTGTCTATTTGTTTTCATAACTTATTGATTTACAGTGTTTTTACTAATTTTAGCCCTTTTTGGCGTTGTTTTCTTTTACAAATGTAGTTATTTTATTTCATTGTGCAAATTTACACAATGTTTTTTTTCAATCTTTTATCTATTTATATTCATTCTAAATAAGCATATCTAATATAAATATGAACGTGCATATACGAATAAAAAACTTTTTGACTTTTGCAATACTGAAGATAAATTTAGATTAATTCTAATTAGTTTATTTTCTAATCATTGACTGTTTAATTTCTAATCAAGGCCAGTTCCTATGGTATAGAAATTTTTCTATAGATTTTTTTATACATAATAGCCAAGCAAGATTCCATTTTTTATACAGAAAAATTTTTACAATATATTGCTTAGCAGTTCTCCAATTTTTTATACAAAAAAAATCCCTACTATATTATTAGCAGGGAATCATTTTTTTTCGGTTTAAATTATTACTAATATATGCTTAGCAATTCTCGATTTTTTCTAAATGTTTTGATAATTCAAAATTGTCTTTAAAGATTACTAAATAAGTTATTCTATTCTTAACAAAATCATCTCCTACATATCCATCAGTAATATTTATACCATTATTAAATTCTAAAATTGGATTTCGAGACATTAAATATTCAATAAAACTTTGTAATTGCCTTGCTAATTTTTCCGCAGACTTGTTAGGTTTTGATTTTATATAAAAATAAGCACCTTTATTATTATGTCTAACTATCATACTACTTCATATTATAAATTACTTTCTCACTCTCTGATAAATCATCGTAACTACATTGAAATCCATTTATCATTTCTTGCTCTGTTGCATACTCCTCTGTTTTATTGCCTATAATCATTGTAGAAGCTATTATATTATTTTCTTTACTCAGATTTATCAAACAAGATATTCTTATATTGTGATTCTTTGATATTTCGTATATTTTATGACCTTCAAATATCAAATTTCTTATAAATATCTGTTTGTTTATTGGCAGTTTATTAAAAACTTGTCTATACTTTTTTTTAGGTTTAATTGCTTTTCCCTTATATTCTTTTATTTCAGACATTAATTGTGCTATACCTTGCTCTATTTGCTCGTCTGTATAGCTGTTATAATACATATCTTCTAATCTTTCCATTGCTTTTTTAATATTGGGTGAACTTTTATTTTAATTCTTCCTTGTTTCAAGTTAGCTATTTGTTTAAACGCACCCTCTGACAAGTCTATAACATGATTCGGCATAGCTCCTTTATCTGTTACTTTTACTATTACACTCTTACCGTTCTCTATATTGGTTATTTTGAGGTTTAAACCCATTCTAAACACATTTGATGCACAAGTCATACCATTCATATCAAACACCTCTCCAGAATACGTGTAATTGCCTTGAAACGCTTTTCCGTAATATGTTGCTTCAAAACCAAAAGAATAAAGTGATAATATTACTATTATAGTTAACAGTTTCATATTTTAATCTTTTTTTGATATTTCTCTTAATGCTTCCTGATAAACTTTTTCCAGTTGTTCCTTTTCCATTTCTTTGGCTTGTGAAATAGCATCACGAACCCATGAAGGAGTTAATCCCATCCACCGCTTTTCTATGTATTGGGATAACCATTCTACCGGTGTTAATTCATTCATAATTTTCTTTAAATAATTTATCAAACTTACTTTCACTAGCTTCATCATCATGCCATTGTGCAGCACAATAAGCTGTGTATGCTATCTTTCTTGCAGAGTCTTTCTCCATTCGCTTAGCTTTATCGAATAGCTGTTTATAACCTTCAGTAAACTCTTTACCGCAGCTTTGTTTTAAAATCTGTTCTAACCATTCTACTGCTGTCATAATTTTACTTTTTTACTTGTTTATTTGTTGTATATGCGACATATGGCGATTAGCCATTAGTTATAGGGCATTTAAAAAGAGTCCGTCAATTTACGCAACTCGTTTTCTTCCCGATGCTTTCTGTTTTTAATAGCTTCATTTCTTAACCTTTCCGATTCTTCTTCTTCATTTACCCATTCATCAATTTTATCTTTAACAAATGCTCTGATTTTCTCATTGGATTTGTCAAAGTTTTGATGGCATCTATCAGGTGAAATCTCCCATAAAATATGGTGATTTTTACCGTTCTCATCTTTAATATAAACAGAAAGTGCATCACTAACTTCTCCTGTCGAAAATGATATTTTTATCTTCTCATTTTCAAAAACTTTACTTTTTTTTAATTTTGAAATATTTACTGACATAATTGTAAGAATAAACGCCCTATAACATACGCTATACAAAAGCAGGGGCTTTACTGCTAATACAAGCGGTGCGCATCTATTTATCATTTGTGCAAGGCTGAAAGGGAGTGCATCTTAACCCCTGCCTTCGTATAGCGTCAGCCGTTAAAACAACATTTTACTTGATAACTTACTATAATACTTTTCAAACTTCTCTGTAAACTTGTCTATCTTCGTTTTGAACTCAAATATCTTATCAAAAAGTTCTTCTCTTGTAACGCGAATAACATACATAGGTAGTTCGATAAATCTATCGTCATAAGTGATAAAATCTAACCATTCTAATTCAGTATTTACAATGAAATACATACAAACTTGCGGTAAATAATCAGTAGGTATTTTGTCATCTAATATATACTTAACATGAGTTTTAGTAGATGGACACTTAATCTCAATTGCTCCTTTTCTATCTAATGTAAATCCATCGGGAGATAATGCTAAATAATCATTTTCATCACTTAAACAAAAACCAACTTCCTCAATAATCTCGTTATACTTATCTTGATACAACTGTCTAACTACTGGCTCTAAGTCAATACCTCTTTGCATTGATTTGTTAACTGGAATTTCTTCGATTTGCTTACTAACTACTTCTGCAATCATTTCGTAAATTAAAGGTAGGTTATCCGACCTTAATACTTCTTTTAATCTTGTTCCAGTTATTTTGCCTAAACGATATTCAATCCATTCAGGAGTTCTTTGTTCTACATTAATTTCTACCATTACTTTAAGTTTTTAATTGTTAGTATTGTGCAAATATACACATTATTTTTAATTATCAAATATTTTATAACAAAGTGTAAGAGAAATTAAAACTATCTCTTACACGAATGTTAGCAAACATTAAAACGATTTGCTAACACCAAATAAAAGCAATACTAAGCAAGTTCTGTATATTTACTTTCGGTCTTGCCATATTGCCAAAAGTTTCCGCAACTTTTACATTCAAATTGATGCTTACCATCAGGTTCATAAACCCTACCGTTATATTTGTAGTCAGGGCTTTTACATTTGGGGCAAGTTGCTCCAACTTTTTTACGTTCTTTTATCTTATTCATATCTTACTGCTTTTATTTGTGTTCCGTTATAAAACTATTTTGCTTTTAATAATTCAACTTGCTTATCTGTTAGCACCCATTTACTTCCGTTACCTTCTAAATCATCTATTAATCTTTGAAATTCTGTCATGTTTTTAAAATTTGGTAATTTAAACATACTTGTAACCCTTATAAATAAAGAGTTTACTAAAAAAGTGGTAATTTGAAATGGTAAAATAAAATCAAAATACCAAAAAAACTGGTGCTAACAAGTCCTATGCGACAACCCTCCGAAGTACATAGTTTGTTAGTCGGGCTGACGCATAGCCCTAAAACGTTATAAAACTATTTTGCTTTTAATAATTCAACTTGCTTATCCGTTAATGTCCATTTTATTCCGTTACCTTCTAACACTGCTTTTTGCGTTCCTTTTTCAATAGATGATTTGATTTGAGCATCAGTTAAACCCTTAATCTCGTTTCTATCGTGTTTTTCAGTAGCATCTGAATCAGCAACATCATCTAACAATAAAAGTCCACCTAAAGCATATTTTCTTGCGTAACTTGAACTTGCTCCAAAAGTTTGAGCGTAATTCATTCCCTTAGTTTCTAATTGAACACCTGCATCTGCTGTTACAGATAATTCACCAAATGGACAAATAAACTTTGCTGTTGCTCTTACTACTGGTATTCCACATAACTCGAAACTTTCATCTGTTAGAATTACTGAACTTTCGTGTTTTAACAAAATAGGTTTTAATGCTACTTGAATATCCTCTGCTGAACGATATTTATACTTACCAAAAAGATTATAGTTGTTCTTTTGTACTTTAATCTCGTTTTGAATTTTGCTTAATAAAAAAGCCACTTCGTTTAATCCTAAATTTTCCATCTTATTTTGTGTTTATTTCTTTTCTTATCTCTTGTAACAAATCATCTGTATCATCTAACTTACATCTAAAAGTATCTCCATTTATTGGATAAACTTCCCAATACGGATAGTCCATACATCCTAAATTGTTATAACAATCTAAATAAACAGATACAGCCTTATCAGTTTCTTCATTTTTTACATTAAATCTAATAGTCGCACCCGAAAATGGTGGTATAACTCTTACTTTATGATTGGAATCAAAATTAATATACGGGATTTTATTAATCCAACTTCTTGTTTCCATTACTCTGTCATATTCAGAAGGCACTCTCCAATCTTCCATCTTACTTTAAGTTTACTAAATCTCCAATACTAATTTTACCTTGTTCTACTGCTTTATTTAACATTTCTAAAGCGTATTCTATTCTACCTACCTTTGTAGTGATGTCTACTCCTTTGTGAAGACCTACTTTTGCAGAAATAATCATCGCACTTTCTACGTAATCATGCAACTTAATTGTTACTTGTTTTGGTTTGCTCATCTTATTTTTGTTTTAAAATTTTATCTACAAATTCTATTTTACTATTTAAACTTATTTTTTGTAACAACATTTCCGAAGCTAAACTTCTAAGCAAAAAAACTAATTCTAATTCCTTAGTTAGATTTTTCATTTGTTCGTTAGCTGGGTGTTCTACTTGAGATTTTAAATCAATTTGATTTACAACATCATCTAAAATTCCGTTTAATTCTGATAATAATTGTGATTTAAACTGTGTGTTTTCAACTTCATTGATGAAGTCTACAATTGCCATTACTTTTTTCATTTGCTTAATTTTAATTATAATGCAAATATACACAATTATATTTAAAAACAAACAAAATGTTATTTATCTTTCTAAATTATTTATAAAGACCTATAATAGAATTAAATGTATTTCTTAAATACAAACTGTCTTTAGTTGTAAATGTATGTAAATCTCTTTGTAATTTTCTAACAACAGATATAGCATCGTGTATCTGTTTATTTGAAAAGTGCATTTCTTTATATTTTAAACGTATTTCATTTTCTAAATAATTATAAAAATCATCCCCATACCTTTCTGCAATCTTAACCTTATAACGTGCTTTATGTTCTGAATCATATTTGTTGCATTCTGACCTTGACGAATGAATATTTAAAAGATTGTATCTTATATTTTCGTTACCTTTAACATTATGATAGTGCGCTCCGTGAATCTGTTTATCTAATACCCTATCACAATCAACACAAACATTATAACCACAATGAGCATCAATCATTCTTGCCAGTTTATTTATTTCGTTCTGTAATGTGTTTTTATGTTCTTTTGAATACACATCAACAGATAAATCCTTTTTTCTTTTGTTCCATTGCTTTTGCTTTTCGGTATCTACCCAAACTTTAATACATTCGGATTTTGAGCAATATTTCTCTAAATTGCTTCGCATTGGTTGGAATGGTTGCTTACAATTTTTGCATTTTTTCATAGTAAATCTCTAATAAAATCAGCTTCGTTATTAGGAAAATTTAAATTCAATCCTAATTTGTCGCCTAATTTAAAACAATAAATAGAAACTTCCATAAAGCCATCATTGTCAAGTTCAGAAATTTTATCAATTCCTAAATCTTCTTTTACGCATTTATCAACATCTTTAACGGATAAATTTAAGGCTATCCCAATTTCATTAAAGAGATAGCCTTTTATAAAAGTAATTTGTTCTGGTGAAAGCATTAATTAAGACTAATTCTATCTAAATACATTTCTTCTTGAGCATCTTTGATAATTTCTAAAGCTGTTAGAACATCAATATCTTGAGTTTCAATTATAGCATTCAAATCCCCCTCTAAATCTGATTCTATTGTTAATACTATTTTTACACTCATGAACCGCAATTTTCACAGATATAATCATCATTTGCTTCGTATTCTTCTATCGTAACACCTTGTAAAGCAGATAATTCTTTCTTTAGTTCATAAATCGTTTGTTGAGTTTGCATATCCTCAAAAAGATTTCCAGTTAATATTGCTCTTAACTCGTCAATTTTTAATTTTAATTGTTCTTCGTTCATAATTCAAATTTATTTTTAATTGCATAATCTACTACTAATTTAGCATATAATCTTTCAGGTGTATTCGCCAATCCTAAAAATGGATTTTCTTCTGCTAATTTAACACTTTGTCCATTTGCTTCCATTTGCATATCACTCAATGTAGTTTCATCAATCTTTGATATGAAATTTCCGTAAATCTTTCTTGCATGAAAAATATCACCAAGGTAATAATCTCCTTTAAGACTTTCTTTATACAAATCTATTGAACTTTGGAGAAATTCTTGCTCTTTTGCATCACGTTCATTCTTCTCTTTAATCTCCTTCTCCATTTGCAATCTTTCCTTAGTTACAGCATACTTTATCTTGTGATATTGTTTGATAGGCTGAATCAATTCATCAAATGTAATGTTTCTCCAATCATTTTTCTCTTTTCTGAAACGTTCATAAGCGTATTCAATGTCAGATACCGAAAGTTCGTTAAAGTCGCTTAGAATCGTTTTAACGACCTTATCCGTTAATGCTTCTGATAGTTGACCAGCTCTAATTCCATAATAAATATCCGCACTATCTGTAATTGTTTTGAATATTTCAACCGCACAATCAATTTTATCTGGGTGATATTTGATTGAAACTTGATTACCCCTGTTACAATCAGATTTTAAAATTGGTAATTGTTTACTTGTTAACCGCAGAAACAATGCGTTGTCTAAATTGTTCGACTGCGTTGTTTTGACCATCAGTTCTTGTTTCTGTTCCATTTTGATTTGTATTTTGATTTTGTAATTTATAAATTCCTTTCCAACCTCTAACAATTGCTTGTTCTATCATTTGAATTGCTACTTCTTCATTATTCCCACTTTCAGTTGCTAATTGTCTTAAAACTTTACCTTCTGAAATTGTAGTTTTGTAAGATTGTTTCAATTCTTTCTTTTTATATTCTTTCCATTCATTCCAAGCATTAATAAATTTTTCTGATGGAAATGGATAAATGATTTCAATAGATTCTGAAATGATTGCTAATTCTCTTTTTGCTTCTTTTTTAAAAGAAGGTTTATTTTCATTTACATTAACATTTACATTGTTATTTACATTGTTATTGTTATTAGTTACACTTTTGCTTTCATCTTGCTTATCTTTTGCTTCAATTTTGCTTTCGTTTTGCTTATTTTTTGGTTTCTTTCCGTTCTCAAATCGCTTGATGTTAGCATCAATTTGTGGTTTAATTAAAGTCCAAATTGTTTTACTAACTCCTGATAATTCAGGAACTTGAAAGTCTAAACCATAACAAAAGATTGCATTATAGATTTCACCTTGTGTATCTAATGGTAGTTCTTTGATTGCTTCATAAAAACTACGATAAAATATCATTGAATCACGCATAATTAATCTATTAAAGCAATTTGTTTACGTAATTCTTTACTTAACTTGATAGCTGTTGATTTATCTAAAAATATCGAACACAATTGATTTTCACTTTCAAAAAATTTAAAGATTAAATCATTTTCTAAAATGTCGGCATTTAATTCTATCCAATCTAATTGGGTTGTTTTGTCGTGAAATTTTAATGTAACACTCATAATAAAATAAAGGTTTTAAGATTACCAGTAACTTTTAGTTAATAAAAAAGCCCTAATGATTCATTGTGCATCTCACCTCACAAATCATCAAAAGGGCAAATAAAATTTCTTTGTTACTTAATGTGAGATGCTGTAACTTTTTACAAAAATATTAATTTTCTTTAATCTCCTTTAATTTTCTTTAATAATTTTCCCATTCCAAAACTTGCTTGTATAATGCTATTTGCACGTTGTGTAAGACTTTGTATCATTAGATTGATTTCATCTTCTTCATAACTAACATAATACCCTTTTTTATTGCTAATAACTGGTAGTATAGATTCTGTACGATAGTAGTTAATTATCTTTCTTAATCTTGCATCAGTTAATTTAGTTTTTAAATTTAAATTCTTATTAACTCCATTAATTATTTCAGAAGCTAATACTGGATTTTCTTTTGTTTTTAACTTTAAAAATGGTGCGATTTTTTTTGCTATTTCAAGTTCACCTTCAGTTAATTCATAGGTTACATCTTCATGTCCTAATATCATAATAATTCGTATGCTTTAAGTGATTGATTAAAACTACCATTTTCTATTACTTGCTCTAACATCATCTGAACAAGTTCACGAGTTTCTTGTTGAGCATCTTTTTTTAATCTCTGCTTACACAATCGAATGAATGAGTAAAGAGAACCAGTCCAAATCATAGTGGTGTTTAAATTCAAAGGAAGTATTGTTCTCGCTTGTTCTTTTGATACACCTAATTCTATTAATTTATCATAAGCAGTTTTGCATTCGTTAATCACTTTTTTTTCAATATCATTACACCAATGCTGTAAATTTTTGTTTAATGCTTCAGCACTTCCCTGTTTACTATCTTTTGATTGTTTACGCCACTCTTTAATTGTAGTGTAAGTATCTGAAAAATCTACATATCTACCACTAATTGAATTATATTCTACCCCTGCTTGTGTTTTGATTATTTGACGCTCCACATATATTGGCATTTCCAATCTAAACTGAATTTTTGGGTGTGAAAAAGGTGACCAGTGATTGTGTTTAGCCAAGAAATTAATCAATTTATCGTTTTGTTCTACTGAATAGTTACTTGCATCTTTTGAATAACTAACTCTTGCGGATTGGCAAACCATTAAATCGTTTCCAAATACTTCTAATAATTCTACTTTCATTTTGCTTTTATTTTAATTTAATATATTCTAATTTTCCATTTATATACTGAGGATAAACATCATCTTTTACTATATCTATAAAATCATCAAACTTTAATCTTTTATCAAAATCTTTATATTGATTAATCAAGTAGATTATTGATGTATGGTTTCTATAACCTAAAACTTCTGTTATATCAGCCATTATCATTCCTTTTTTGTATAGATATTTACTTGCATAAGACTTCATTTGAATCCAAATAGCATCACGCGATTTATTCTTAGAAAAATACTCTTTAATTAGATTAACTTCTTCTGTAAATGATTTAGGTGCAAATAACGTCTTATATTTAGCTACACTTAATCTTCTGTGTATCTTAACATCGTTAACACGTTTCCATTCTCCAGTTACTTTTAAATAGTCGTTAAAATACCAATCTATTTCGCTGTCTGTAAGTGAATCTGGTAATTTGTAAACAAATACATCATCACTATCATCTATAAACATTACTCTGCTGTATAACATAAGGTTAAAATACTTAAAATGATTAATACTGATAAGAAAAATAAAATTGAAACTTTAAGCATAAATAGTTGATAGTCAAACTTTTTATTTATTTCTTCAATTTCTTCAATCCCATTTTTTGCGTTCATTACTTTTTGATACTGTTCTACATCAAACCTATCAAAATGAAACATTGATTTTAAAATGTTTTTTTTCATAATACTGGAAATATTGAATCTACACAATCACACAATACGTTTTCGTAACAACCACCGCAACATTCACTGGCACTTTTAAAACACTCTTTTCTTTGTTCGTAATAACCAGTTCCTAAACAGTCATTACAAACGTTAATCTCTCTAAAATGACTAAATAATTGCATTAAATCTTTTGTTGTAAAACAATATGCTACATCTTCATCAAATTCATCATCTAAGTCAATTGGATTCCATTCAGATAAAAAAACCTCAAAAGTTCTTTCCATTCCATTCCAGTTTATTTTAAGTCTTGAATGATTTATAATCTCAAATGAAACATCAGAATCTTTTACAAAGTCAGGTTTATATCCTACTACATGTCTAATTACATTTTCTCTCGTCATGTTTTTTCTTTTTGTTTTGACAAATTTATGCAATTATAATTGTTAAAAGCAAATATTTTGCACAAAAAAAACGCAAATATTTCTAAATGCGTTAATAATCAATGTTATATCTTAGGATATTTAATGTTTTTATCTTCTATAATATATCCAATACTTAATCTTCTTTTTAATTCTTGCCAATTTAAACCAAATGCTTTTTGAAAATGAGGGTAATCTTTAAAATTTTTCCAATCTCCACCATGTTCATACCCTTTGGATTTAAAATAATCTATTACTGTTTTATGATATTTAGAATTTATATCCCAGTTTATAGATTCAAAAGTTCCGTTTTTATCCTTATCCTCAAGTATAACATAGTCAAATGCTAAACCATAATTATGAATTGATTGAAAACCTTTTGCATTAGTTACTTTAGGCTTCTGGTTATATAACGCATTTTGTTCTGCTACACTTCTATAAACATATGCAAAACGCAAACGAACACCTTTAGGCAATAAATTATTGCATTCAATATAATAAGCCTTTAATTCCTTTCTAATTATAGGGTGTGCAAGTTCTATTCTATCTAATGTTATTTTGTCCATCTTCTACTGTTAATTGGCTTAATACTCCTATTATGCTACCTGCTGTGATTAAATATCCACCTACTACTGTCAATCCAATTGGAGGTGCAATTAATATAGCTCCTAAACCACCTATTGTTATACCTATTGATTGAACTTTTTTCCAGAAATGAGGAGTTGGTGCGTTGAATCTTTCTTTAATGTTCATCTTTTTAATTTTTAAAATTTATAAATTTGATATGTTCCATTTGTAAAAGTGATTAGATATTCAGTTTTTGCCATGTTTCTAAACACTTCTTTGACTATTCTTTCGTCAAGCTTTTGACCTTCATAAAATCTTCTATATATACTTTTTTTAGCCATTATTTACCATTTAATATAGCTCCAATTTCATCTGTTTGATTCTTAAATTCATGGTAATTGAAATCTTCACTTAGACTATCTTTTACAAAGTCTAATCCTATATAAGCAGTGAATTTTCCGTTTTTAAAAACTGGACATGCTACAACACTCTTTATACCTTGTTCATGTAATGCTATTCGTGTGGCATTCTCTTTAATGTCGTTAATGTCGCTATAACACATTTTATTAAGCATTATTTCTTGTAAAAAACGTGGAAATAAAGAAGTCGGTAAATTTTGTAATTGCATAGCCTCGCTACTTATCCCTCTATTACATACTTCATACGCCAAACTTTGATGATTTTTATGAGTTCCATCATAATACATTATACCATTATGAAACCTAAAAATATAACCTCTATCCGCGTTATAACGTAACATTAAATCATTTAATAACTGATGAATTAAAATGCTGTTATTAATATCATGCTTTATTTCATCTTTTTTCACTTTGCTTTCAACAACATTAGTGATTAAAGATTTATAATAAAATAAAACAAAAGCAACAAGTAAAATAATTAATACTTGAACTTTTGTTTTACGTAATTGCTCTAAAATATTTTTAATCTCATTCATAATTCAATTTTTATTCAACATTTATATAGTTGGCAAATTTAATTAAATATTTTACTTTGATATTATACATATTTTGCTAAGTTATTTCTTGTTTTATCAGTAAACTCACAAGTTATTGAAGCTAATCTTGAAAACTCTTTATAATCTACTTCTGGTGAATTACTAACTATTAATTCTTTATCTTTTAAAAACCATGAATGATTAAATGAATTATAATCTGATAGCCAAATATTGTTTTCTGCTAACAAATAAACATTTAGTAACAAATCAGTGTATTTAAACATTAAAGGGTCTGTAAACATCGTATATGTAGCAATTCTCTCTCTTTGAACGTTCTCAAACTTTCTATTTTCATAGATTAAATTATCAATCTTAAAGTTTGGATTCATATTACCAAAGAAACCTCCAAATCTTAAACAATCAACTACATTCATTGATTTAAAGTTAATATCGTCAATAGAGTAATATTGATTAAGATTTACTTTAACTCTGATAGTTGCTTTAGCTGTTTCTAATGAATAAGGCTGTAAGTTGTATTCACCCCAAATAACCTCTCCATTTTGACCGTCAATAGTGTATGTAATTTTAAGATAATAACACCCTGCCCCATCTAAACCGAGAACTTCTTGCCATTTAATTGTAGCATAATAAGCATCGTCATAAGTAAATTCAACTTTGCTCGGCTGATAACTTGCTAATACATCACCTTTTTTATATAGCTTAAAATCTACGCCATCGGTTAATTTATCAGTAAGTTTCCACCATGCAGAAGTAATATCATTTTTCCATGTTTCATATTCGCCAACTTTTGCTAACACAAGCATTGGATTGCAACAATCTTTTGTCGCATATTCTTCAGGAGGATTTATTAATCTATTCCTTTTTCTTTTTAGTTTAAAACATTTTTTTGTTCTATTATATCTTTCTGTTGACATGTTATACTGGTATTATAATTGTATATTATCTTTAATACTTTGTGGTATATTTTCCATATCTAATACTTTATAAAACATTAATGGTGTATGTATTGCTATTAAATCTGCAATTTGAGTATTAATATCTAAACTGCTATCTAATAATTGACAATGCTCAATTTTATCAGATAAATAAGTATTAGTAGGATATAAACATAAATGCACTTCAACATCATTTATAATTTTTTGTTCTGAAGTTAATGTAAATGTTTCCATATTATATTGAATAAACACCTAAAATTAATAAATCAAATTGACCTGTGTTAGTTATACCTGCTCCCATACAGCGAGATGCAAAGAAATTAAGTCCTTGTGTAGTTGCAGGTAAATCAGAAGATAATGTTCCTTGTGCTACTACTCCAGTTTCTTTATTTGTTACACGATATAAAACAGAAGTAGATGCAGGTGCATTATATAGTTCTACAGAATAAACAGTTGTTAATGCTGAACCTGCTGTTCTATTTGCAGGAAAGTTTGCGCCCAAATCAATTTTACTTGCTGTTCCAGTTCCATCGTTATAAAATATTTGCAAATTTGTATCAGCTGAATCTGAACCTACTCCTATACAGTTAATTAATGAAGATACTAAAACTGTATCAGAATAAGTTAAATCTGCTGTAGAACCTTGTAAACCATAAAATTGTCGACAACCTGAACCATAAGCAGTATCACTAATGTAAAAATCACAAGTATATTTAAATCCACCACCAATATACCAAAGTAATGCAGTACCTCTTTGTCCAGTATATCTACCTGCTGAAACAACTGAACCATAAAAACCTTTTCTAACTTGTTTTGTAGCATAGTTTGTAGATGCTACTGAACGAGCAATGACTGATGCAGTTGTAGAAACAGTAATACCACCTGAAGTTACTTCTGTAGTTGAGTTATTTGAATAATTAACACCTCTAAATGTTTCATTTCCTTTCATATCAGGAAGAAAATTAGTAGCATTCCAAGTTGCTTTTTCAGCATCAGTTACAAACCTATAAGAAGATGTTTGCACAATATTTACAGGGTTTGTAGCATCAGTATTTGGAACGTTTCCTAATCCAACTGCTGTAGAATTTAAAGTCTGCCAAGATTTATCTCCTCTCCAATATTGAGAAGTTGTTCCTGCTGTTATTGGTGGTTCTATACTTAATTGTTTGTTCTTCCAAAGACCTGTAGATGATTCAAATTGTAAAACATCGTTGTTAACTTCAGAAGATACACTAACTCCGTGTAATTCGTTTAACTCATATCCGTTTTGAATATGTAAAATAATTTTACCTGCTGTTGGGTGTGCATATGCTACATAACCAATAAATACAGAATGAGCTGGTTCTGAAGGTATTACATTAGTAAATTCACCTGCTGTTTCTGATAACCACAACATATCACCATCGGTAAATGCAGAAGTATCTATATCGTGTATTCTACCATGAGTAATAACATATCCATCAGCATTATTTGCAATAGATGTTCTTGTTATACCTATTGTTTTAGAACTTGTAGCTTCTAAACTTGCATCTGCTAATGTAATATTAGGTAACTGACCTGTTGCACCACTAATGTAAACTACTTTAGTTTTACCAATAGTTACGCCAGTTGAGTTTTTACCAATAAATTCAAGTTTCTCTGAACTATCTACTACACCATCATTATCGTAATCATAAACTGCTTTTGTCATATCTCCACCTAATGCAGAAGGAGATACATTTTCCCATTTACCAGTAGTTGAATTATATTCTAAAACTTGTCCGTTAGAAGGTGCTGAAATTGCTACATCGTTTAACTCTCCAATACTTACTAATGGTAAACTAACTCTATTACCTGTATTAGTATAAATGTAGTTTTCAAAGTATGCTTGTGTTGAATACGCATTTCCATTTTCATCTGAAATATCAGCAAAAGCTATATCATTGATTAATTTGTTAATACCTCTCATATACAAGTAATAAGAAGTAGATGAAGTAGAGTTTTTACTTAATAATACGTTTTCTACATTATCAGCAAAGAAAAGGTTTGTTTCATTCTTGTATATTAGAAAGTTACCTTTAACATATATTTTTATTGGAAGTGCTGAAGCCATGATTAATAAGGAAAGTTTACTACTATAGGGTTATGTTCAATCAATTCACATGATTTTAACCATTGAAACTCTGGCTTATTACAACCATTTACTTCTTCTTGTGAGACGAACCAATTGTTATCAGCATCTAAAGTAGGGTTGAAGAATGTAACTTCGTCCCATGTTTGACCGATTAAAAGGTCTTTTTGTTCTTGTGTAATTTTTACTACTTGCATATTATTTATTTTTAATTAGTTACACTTGTCTACCTAAAGTAGTTTGGAAGTTTTGTACTGCGTTGTAGAATGCTGTCACTTCTGCGTCTGTTAGACCATCTCCGATTGATGCGAATGCTGATTCCTTTGATGAATAAGCCGCTGGCGCACCAGGTGCAAAGTTATAAACACCTATATATAAGTTAGATGATGGTAAAGTGCTTTGTGTTATTGTGGTAGTATTAACACCTTGTTGATTACCATCTTTAAATGTTTTATGAGAATTATTAGCGGTTCTTGAACCTACATAGAATCCTCTTGAATCCGTATTTGATGTTGATATATTAGTAACATTATAATCAGGGTTAAAATATCTATATATATCACCAGTGAATCGTATAGAAAAAGCGATTAGTGGAGTTTCAGCTAAATTGTCGGCAACACCCATTTCTATTTGTTGTGCCGCTGCAATATTAGACCTACTGTAATAAGAGAAGTGATTTGATGTTAAATTTAATCGTGAATTAGGTGATAGGAATGTATTGGCATACGCTGTTGTACCATTAGGTAACACACCAGTTGAGCTGTGCGTCCATCCTCCATTAAATACCAATCTATAAGCAGCATCTAAATCTCTTGGGTCTTTTAAGTTAAATTTATGAGAACTTGCTGTTCCACCAACAAATGGGTAGATTGCCTTCATTTTTGTCCAAATGTTAGCAGATTTTAAATCTGAAACTAACTGATTAATTGCACTTTTTTGAGTTGTATCTGTAATAGATGCGTTAGTTATAAATAACAAAGCATCAGGGTCAAACCCACCATATATATAAGGATTAATTACCATGACACTCTATATCCTTTAATTAATATTTTAAGACCTTTTGCAGTACCATCTCCAATTTGAGTGATTGACACCTTAATTTCAGTATCATCTGCTAAATAATAAGACGTTGGGGGAGTTGCGCTAAATGTAGGAGGTGTTGAGGCAGTTTTCGATGTCGTTTCTCCATTATCAACAGTTAGTTTCGTGCCAAAAATACTTGACACACCCCCTTGTAATAAATCAATTGTTAAGATACTACCTGATGTTTGAGGTGTTGTCAAAGATGCTCTAACCTCTGTTACTCTCATATTGTTAGGTATTCTAATTGTAGTTTTAACACCAGTAGTTAATGCTGTTGTTTCATCTGAACACGCTAATTGAACTTCACAAGGAAAGTTCGCCCAGTTTGCTTTACCATCACTTGTTACAGATTTTAATATCTTATCAACGTTTTCTGTTCCGTCTATCAATTGACAAGAATAATTTGTTCCTGAAGTTCCATAAGTTTTTGCATACAAACCTATATTTTGAACACCACCATTAGATTCCGCCCAAAGACCATAAGACACAAGGGAACGTGCTAAATCAAGTCCACCTGCACCTTTACCATACGCTTTAACACCATAAGTAGTTACACCTACTGTATTTTGTGTTGATATTATTTCTGCTCCTATACCATCTCCTGCTGTTGACACAAGAGATTCTACGTATAAACCTGTTGTATTAGTTCCGCTTTCAGCATAAACTTTTACCCCTTTATGGTTTGCAACTGCATTCATTGAGTAAACATATAACTTT